CGCCCCGCGCGGTTCTGGGGGTTGTGTCCGGTGCGGCCGGGGGGGGGCCCCCCAAACTGGACATGACACTTGCTGTAATAGTCTACCACTCGTATTTTTTCCCAAAAGGGTTCGCTAACAAAAGGAATGTGATATGAAGGTTGCGGTAATGATGGCTGGTCGGTTTAAGGATAAGGTTCCAGAGGTTCAGCCTTTTGGTGACAGTTCTAAGGCTAAGGTTGGGATGAGACATGGCAAAGAGTCCAGCGTGGCAGCGGAAGGCGGGCAAGAACCCAAGCGGCGGGTTAAACGCCGAGGGTCGAGCGAGTTACAATCGGGAGACGGGGGGCAGCCTCAAGGCTCCAGTGAAGTCGGGGGACAATCCGAGGCGGGCTAGTTTCTTAGCGCGTATGGGGAACATGGCTGGTCCTGAGCGTGATGAGAAGGGAAGGCCCACTCGTCTTCTTCTCAGCCTCAAGGTATGGGGTGCAAGTAGTAAAGAGGATGCTCGTGCCAAGGCTCGTGCAATTAGTCGTCGTCTAAAAGCGAAGAAGGATTAGTGATATGTGTTTCAATGCAGCGCCAGTTACTCCAGTTGAGATTCCATATCAGAAGCAGGAGTTTGGTCCACTTGAGAAGCTTCCGACTGGAACGCCTGTTGATCGGGCTATGCCAGTGTATGCCAATCGCACAACGACTCAGGCTCGTAGTTTGTTGATGCCCTTTACGATGGGTGGATCATGAAGTCTAAGGTGAATGAGGCTGGTAACTATACCAAGCCAGAGATGCGTAAGACCTTGTTCAAGCGGATCAAGGCTGATGATAAGGGCGGCGGTGCTGGTCAGTGGAGTGCGCGCAAGGCACAGATGCTGGCGAAACAGTACAAGGCCAAGGGCGGCGGGTACACATCGTGAAAGAGACACAGAAGAGTTTACGTCGATGGACCGCGCAGAAGTGGAGAACCAAAAGTGGTAAACCTTCTACGCAGGGCAGTGAGGCAACAGGTGAAAGATACTTGCCAGAAGCAGCCATTAAGAGTTTAAGTTCTGATGAGTATGCTCGCACAACTGCTGCTAAGCGGGCTGCTGTAAAGGCTGGAAAGCAAGTAAGTAAGCAACCAACGTCAATTGCAAACAAAGTAAGGAAATACCGAGATGCCTGATATGAAAAAGGGTGGCAAGGCTATTACGAAAGCAATGCCAAAGCCAATGACGAAACCTACAGCGAAACCAAAGCCCAAGGGAAAATGAGTTTTCTTTCTTCCCTAGCAGAGCAAGATTTGAACCTTCTTCGCGGGATCGTGCGGAGGGTTCATCTCATTCATGTGCCTCAAGACTTTGCCACTAACATTGAGTGCGACAAGTTGATTGAGAGTCTTGGCCCAGAGATTGCCGAGAGAATGATCCGCTTTGGTGTGGACAAAGGGTTGCGATGATCGACTTCAAATACAAACCTGATGGCGAAGTCCTGAAAGCCTTTATGAAGGATGATACATTCTTCAGGGGGATTCGCGGTCCAGTAGGATCTGGCAAGTCAGCAGGTTGTTGTATTGAGGTTTTTCGTCGCGCCCTTCTTCAACAGAAGAATGCTGATGGTATTCGCAAAAGTCGATGGGCCATCATCAGAAACACAAACCCTCAGTTAAGAACGACGACTATCAAGACTTGGCTTGATTGGTTTCCTGAAAATGACTGGGGAAAGTTTATCTGGTCGGTTCCTTATACCCACCACATCAAGAAGGGCGACATTGATCTTGAGGTTATGTTCTTAGCATTGGACAGACCTGAAGATGTTAAGAAGCTTCTTTCATTGGAACTTACTGGCATCTGGATCAATGAGGCGCGTGAGATTCCAAAGAGTATCATCGATGCCTGCACTATGCGTGTTGGTCGATACCCTTCTATGCGTGATGGCGGTCCATCATGGACTGGAGTTATCGCAGACACCAACGCGCCAGAGGAAGATCATTGGTGGCCCATCATGTCTGGTGAGGTTCCTATCCCAGATCACATTCCTAAAGAGCAAGCTAAGATGCTGGTCAAGCCAACCAACTGGCGCTTCTTTACGCAGCCTGCTGGCATGATTGAAGTAAAGGATGATGAAGGATCTGTCGGATCATATATTCCAAATCCAGTTGCTGAGAACTGCAAGAACATGATGAAGAGTTATTACCCGAACTTGATTCAGGGTAAGACTAAGAGTTGGATCGATGTCTATGTGATGAATAGACTCGGGTCCATTCAGGATGGGAAGCCAGTGTATTCCATGTTCGCGCCAGACATCCACGTTGCAAACGAAGAGATACCAATTGCCGCTGGTCTTCCAGTTTATGTTGGCTTGGACTTTGGTTTGACGCCAGCCGCAGCAATAGCACAGAAGGTTCGTGGCCGTTGGCTGATTCAGTCAGAGATCGTTGCCATTGATATGGGCATTGTGCGATTCGCTGAAGTGCTAAGGAATGAACTTGCGATTCGTTTCCCTGCGGCAAGTGAGGTGATTATCTACGGCGACCCCGCTGGTGACTTCAGAGCGCAGACAGATGAATCAACACCATTCCATATTCTTCGCGGTGCTGGACTTCGTGCATTCCCTGCTCCATCCAACTCTCCTGATCTTCGGATTGAGGCTGTCTCTTCTCAGCTTACCAAAATGGTTGAAGGCAAGCCCGCCTTTCTAATTGATCGCAGATGCTCAACGCTCATCAAAGGCTTTGAAGGTGGATACTCTTATAAGCGCATGGAAGTTTCTGGCGAGAGATACTCTGACAAACCAGACAAGAATATGTACAGCCACGTTCATGACGCATTGCAATATCTTCTTCTCGGCGCTGGCGAGGGTCGTGCATTGATGAACTCTCAAAAGCCAGCACAGGTTACTGTTGCTAAGAGTGAGTTTAATGTGTTTGAACGGCATCAGAAACAGAAGCGGCGTCAGGGTCTATGGTCTAGAATGTAGTTTGTGCATTGATGCTTTTTGGCATTAGTGTTTATCCAATAGGAAACATAGGAGGTTATCATGTGCTTTGGTCCAAGTGCTGCTGAACAGCAAGCAGCTAGAACGGCTCAGGAACAGCAAGCGGCAGCATCTGCGGCGCAACGTACAGCCGCAGAAGAAGCCGCTCGTGCTGAAGCAGAACGTCTTGCTACAGCCAAAGCCAGCGATATTTCAGAAGCAATTAAAGCATCTACTGTTCGTCGCGGTATGCAGGGTGGCGCTGGTCGCCGTTCTCTTTTCACTTCATCTGGTGCTGGATTCTTGGGTAGGTTCTCGTAATGAAAGATCCATTGGCAAAGAAATACCTTGAGCGATACATCAAGGCTAAAGCTTTTCGAGAGAACTGGGTTCCCTTGTTTGAGGAATGCTATGAGTACGCTTTGCCTCAGCGCGAATCCTTTTACTATGAAGAGGCTGGTCAGCGTCGAGACGATAAGATCTTTGACGAGACTGCTGTTGTTGGCGTTCAAGAGTTTGCCAGCCGTTTGCAGAGTGGACTTGTTCCAAACTTTGCGCGTTGGGCTGATCTTGTTTCTGGCAGCGAGGTTCCAAAGGATCAGCGCGAGTCCGTTGATAAAGATCTTGATGAAGTTACTGAGTATGTCTTTGAGATACTTCAGTCCTCCAACTTCAATCAGGAAGTCCATGAATCATTTATGGACCTAGCGGTTGGCACTGGCATCCTTGCAGTTGAAGAGGGTGACGCGCTTAACCCTGTTGTCTTCTCAGCAATCCCGCTTCCTCATGTGGTTCTTGATACTGGCCCAGATGATCGGATTGACCATGTGTTCCGTGAGCGCAAGAAGATCCGCTTCGCTGATCTGAAGATTCTCTATCCAAATGGAACCTTCGATGAGCAAGTCACTTTTCGTATGCAACGCGATGATACGACAACTGTTTTGGAAGTGGTGTGCCGCGATTACGATCTGAAGAACGAAGAGGGTTACTATCACTATGCAATCTGCATGGAGACAGAGACTGTTCTGCACAAGAAACAGATGAAAGGCGTTGGGTCTAATCCATTTATTTGTTTCCGTTGGTCTAAGTGCGCTGGTGAGGTCTATGGTCGCGGCCCACTGCTGAATGCTTTGTCTGCCATTAAGACAACCAACCTAACCATAGAACTTGTGCTTGAGAATGCACAGATGTCTATTAGTGGTATCTATCAGATGGAAGATGATGGTGTCATCAATCCAGACACTATACGTTTAGTCCCAGGCACTATTATACCAAAGGCTATGGGCAGCCAAGGCTTGCAGCCTATTAATGCTGCTGGTCGCTTTGATGTCGCCCAACTTATCCTAAGCGATATGCGCCTCAACATTAAGCGGGCGCTTTACAATGATATGCTTGGCAATCCAGATAAGACACCTGCTACAGCGACTGAGGTGGCTGAACGTATGGCTGATCTATCTCGTCGTATTGGATCTGCATTTGGTCGGCTTCAGGCCGA